CACCCCGGCCGAAACTTCGCGGAACATGGTCGAACAAGGCATGCAGGTTTATGCTGCCATTTTCAAGCGTTTCTGGCGTGCATTGAAGGAAGAGGGTAAGAAGCGTCACGTGCTGAATGGAAAGTATTTGAAAGAGGAATCTACTTTCAGCCGAGCATTCAAGGTCAAACGTGACTGGTTCAAGCTCTCCCCCGACCTCCTCGCGCCGGTGGCCAATCCTTACGTCACCTCCAAGGCTCAACGAATCCAAAAGGCCTCGATGGTTCGCCAGGCGGCTCAGACTCTCCCTGGCTACGACACTGAATACGTAGAGCGAAAATGGCTCAGCGCGATGGACGTCGACGACATCGACCAGACCTATCCTGGAATCGAGAAGACTGGACCCAAGCCTAACCCGAAGATTGAGCTCGAAAAGCTCAAGCTTCAAGGCGTCCAGATGAAGCTCGATTACGAAAAGGAGAAATTCGCTCATCAACTAATGGAAGAGCGAAAGCTCAACAACGCGAAGATAGCGCAGCTCGAAGCCCAAGCCATCAGCCTCGTCCAGGGTATGAAGAACGACGAAGCCGCGATGCATATCAAAGCCTTTGACTCGGTAATCAACGCGATCAAGACGAACAACGAACAGATCGATTCTCGTTTACAGACTTTACAAGGTAGCTCAAATGAACAAAAGAATTCCGGATCTGGAGGAAATGCCAGCACGCCAGGAACGTCTGGAGAAAGCTCAGGCGGAACTTGACGCGTGGAAACAGGATCCAATAACGAAACAGTTCAGATCAGCCCTGCGCCGATGGCAGGAGATTCTCAAGGAACAATGGGCAGCGGGACTGTTTTCAAGTCTAAAAATCGAAGAAACCGCGCTCGCTAATCACAAAGCAATTTCGGAGTACCAGATTCTAGACCAAGTTCTTGAAATGGACGCCGAACGTATAGAAGGTATTTTGCAACATGACAATCAAGAATAGTTCAGGACTCGAGCCTCGCGGTCACGCCGTCTTGGTCAAGCCCTATGAACCCGACTTCCAGTCTTCAATCATTGCTATCCCTGACTCTTACGGCGACAAGTCCAAGATGGCGGAGAACCGCGTGATAGTCATCGCGCTCGGCGTCACCGCCTGGGACGATGAACCAGAGCCGCGTGCGCTTCCCGGCGACAAGGTAATGGTCACTCGCTACTCTGGAGTAATGGTCCGCGGTCCTCTAGACGGTGAAATCTACCGCCTGATCAACGACAGCGACGTTTACTGCCGCATTGTCGAGGAGAAGTCAAATGGCTGATGAAGCAACAATTGCAAAGGCCCGTGAAATGGGCTGGTTTCCGAAGGAAAACTTCAACGGAGACCCAAAAGATTTCATCGATGCAGACGAGTTCGTCTCGCGCGGTGAAAAGCTGATGCCGATTCTGAAGGCGAATAACCGTAAGCTTGCCAACACTGTCAAGCAACAGGGTGTTCAACTCCAGCAACTCAGCACTCAGCTAACCCAGGCGCAAAAGCAGCTTGCAGAGTTTAGCAAACAAAATCTGCAATCTAACCTTGAGCGTCTTAAAGGTAGAAAGCAACAATTACTTGCAGTAAAAGTTGCTGCCAAACAAGCCGACGACGCTGCCGGCGAGACGCAGGCTGAAGAAGATCTGCGTCAGATTGATAGCGAAATCGGTGAAGCTACAAAGGCACTGGGGTCTGCAAGCTCCAGCGAACCGCCGGTCAAACAGCCGACTAAGGAAAAACCCGCAGTGAGTCCCGCCTTCTCCCAGTGGCAGGCAAAGAATCCGTGGTATGGCTCGGACAAGGTTAAGACCCGCTATGCTGATGGAGTAGCCGCCCACTTGCGCAGTGATCCTGAAAATGCTGGTATGGACGACGAAGCCTTTTTTGATACTATCAGTAGAGAGGTACAAAGCCAATTCCCAAACCAACGATCTACTTCCAAGGTTGAAGGCGGAGGAAACGGCTCTGGCAACGGCGGTGGGTCGGGAGGAACTGGAAACTCCTATTCCGACCTACCGTCGGACGCCAAAGCAATTTGCGATCGACAGGCTCAAAACAGCCGACTGGTCGGAAAGGGCAAGCAATTTGAAACAGCTGACGCTTACAAAGAACACTACGTAGCGGAGTACTTCCGATGACAATGCACACTTTCATGGAGCAAGAAGCAACGAGTGCTCCGCAAAACCCCGGTGAGGATCGTTCGAAGAAGCGCGACAAGAAGAAACGTATTCCGATGTCGGTTCCTCAGCGCAAGCTCGAGGTACCGGAAATCCCTGGATGGCACTGCTATTGGGCTTTGGAAGACAACCTGCCCAGGTTTTTTGACGGCGGTTATGAACTGGTTGAACCCAGCGAGGTTCAATTGAACCAATTCGGCCTGGGAACTAGCCGCTCAGTTTCAGGAAACGTTGATCTGGGCTCGCGTGTAGCTGTGGTCGCCGGACACAAGGAGAATGGGCAGACAGATTACTTTGTCCTCGTCAAGATTGAGAAAGAGTACTACGACGAGGATCAGAAAAAGATAGAGGATTACAACCGCCGGATCCTCAAAGCCATCTTCAAAGAGAAGAAGGTATTCGACGACGGTGCTCAAGGTAGTAACCCAGGTGACACTGGTCAAAGGTACGTGAAACAGGCCGACCTCGCGGGAACGCTGTTTCAGCGCAGACACAGGAAATCAGTTTAACTTTAGGAGAACAGCATGGCGAATGTGAATAAGCCTTCTGGTCTCACCCCTAAGAACATGATTAGCGGTGCCGACTGGGATGAGCGAGGAAATCTTTACTACATCGATCAGACCGACACGAATGCCTACTACACAGGCGATCCGGTTGCGTTGACTGGCAGTGGTTCTGCCGACGGTATTCCAGCTGTAACGCTGGGAACCGCCGGAAACACTCTGGTCGGCGTCATCGTCGGCCTGGGCGGCGTCAACACCAAAGGCGGACCCTACGTCGATCCGGCGAACCTCAACGGATCGCTGGCGATCCCAGCAACAAAGACAAAGGGCTACACAGTCCTAGTCGTGGACGATCCGAATGTTATCTTTGAGATTCAAGAGTCAAATGGTCCTCTAGCCGTTACAGACATTGGTCTCAACGCCAACATTCTCTACGCCGCACCAGCGAATCCAGTCAATGTTTACTCTGGCGTTACGCTGAATGCTACGGGAAAAAACACGACTGCAACCCTTAACCTTAAGATCCTCGGTCTTGTTCAGCGAGTCGACAACGCTCTTGGCGCCTTTGCCAAGTGGCGCGTTCTCATCAACAACCACGCCTACCGGGCGGGAATCACAGGAGTATAACCTATGCCAGGCGGCGTAATTAATACCGGCTCACACCCGAAAGCACTCTGGCCTGGAGTGCATGCGTGGTGGGGGCAGACTTACACTGAACACCGTACCGAGTACACCGATCTCTACGACATCGAAGACTCTGGTATGGCCTATGAGGAAGACGTACAGATCACCGGCTTTGGCCTGGCGGAGAACAAGCCTGAAGGCTCTCCTGTCCAGTACGACTCGGAGATCCAGGGTCCAGTGCAGCGCTACATGCACTTGGCCTACGCCTTGGGCTACAAGGTCACCTACGAAGAGATTAGGGATAATCTCTACGAAACGATCGCCATGCGCCGTGCTCAGGCAAACGCCTTCAGCATTGCGCAGACAATCGAGAACCTCGGCGCGGCGATGTACAACGATGCCTTTACGGGTAACGTTTTCCTCTTTGCCGACGGTTCGACCTTGATCTCGAACGCGCATGTTAATACGACTGGTGGAACATTCTCCAATCGTTTGACACCCGACGCAGATCTTCAAGAGGGAAGCCTAGAAGACATCTCAATCCAGGCAATGGGGCTGCAGAACGACCGTGGTCTGCTAATCTCTATCATTCCCCAGAGCCTTCACATCTCCAAAAACGAGTGGTTCAACGCCAATCGCATTCTGAAGAGTGTGCTTCAGCCCGGCACTGCCACAAACGACATCAACGTTTTGAAGTCGACCAACGCATTCCCTCGTGGAATCAAGATGAACCATTACTTCACCGCCCCGAAGGCGTGGTTCGTGCGTACCGACTGCCTCAACGGTCCGAAGATGTTCTGGCGTGACCGACCTATGTTTGACCAGGATAACGACTTCGATACAATGAACGCTAAGGCGAAGACCTACTTTCGCTGCTCGTTCGGCGCTACCGATCCTCGTTCACTCATGGGATCAAACGGTCCGTAAGGGCTATCATAATTCATGGGGATTTGGAAATCCATGTCCCCATGAATTTCACAAAGGAGTTACTCCATGGCGAATCCTTCACCAAGACCAATGAGAAATCCTGCGGGTTTCTCAACCGACATGCCCGGTGGGCCGACTGCGAACATGGGTCTTCCCAATCCAGCCTTTTACCATACAGTTTTTTCAGACTTCGACGACGATCTAACCGTTTCTGGTGTCTGGACAAAGACAGCAACTGGAAATGGCACTATCGCTCATGCTGCAGGTGACGGTGGTCTTGCACTGTTTACGACAAACAGCTCGACTCCTGCTGGTACCGACATTGCTTCGATTCAAAAGCCTGCAGCAGGCTTTACTTTCCCCCTTACGTCGAACGCGACGCAGGGAAAGAAGATGTTCTTCGTTGCTCGACTGCTCTTGCCTGAGTACGTTAACACTGCGTTCGAAGTCGGTCTGATCCAGACCACAACAACTCCGTTTACAGTAACCGACGGGTTGTACTTCTACAAGGCCTCAGGTTCTTCAGCCAACCTGATCCTGCGCTCAATGATTGGAAGCGTAGCAACCGACTTGGCTATTCCGACGACTGCATACGCTTTGGTCGGTGCACAGGCTATTGATTTGGGCTGGTACATAAACCGCTCTGGTACTGTAATGGCCTTCATCGGTACGCAGCTAGTCGGTTGGGTCCTCGAGTCTCAGGGAGGTGGTCTGGTCGGTCAACGCGGTCCAGTAGCTTCGTTCTCACCTAGTCTTTCTACCGCAAACTTGAACCCGACCTTGGCATTCCAGTCCGGTACAGCCTCTACAAAGACTGGAAATGTCGACTTTGCTCTTTGGGCTAAGGAACGATAATGCAAAGGCTGCTTGATGGAAAGAAAAATGCTGTCCTACAGTTCGACGGAGAGCTTCATCGAGCCGTCCGGCAGCCTCTTTTTACGATAGACAAGCTAAATGGCTCACCCACGACTGTTCGTGTAGAAGCTATTCTTTACAGTCTGGAAGAGAAGGTTAACTTGTTTCTGGATGACATAGTAATTCCTTTAGCTGGAAGAGGGAAGTTAGATTTCGAACAGTTTCATCCGTTGACTATTAACTTGACGGTCGGAATTGAAGGCGTAGGCCGTTACTTTCTCATGCTCGACCTGGAGAAAATCTAGTGAGTAGTTCTCCGACCGACGGAACCGCCGGTTACATAGTTTTCGAGGCGATGTACGAGGCTGGAAAGCGCTCTAAAGGCGCTAGTCCTTCTTCTGAAGACTATGCAACTTGGATGAACCGGTTGAACAATATGAGAAAGCTCTGGTGTACCCAGGGCCTCAAGTTGTTTACTTGGCAGGATTATCCTTTGGTTTTGACTACAAGCAAGAATCTCTACACGATGAAGCCTGGCGGTGACCTCAACATCCCTCTTCCCATGCGGGTTCGAGATGCCTATTACCTCTACAACGGTCTCGACGGTAACCAGCGACCGTTGACTCCAATATCCTGGGACGAGTGGAACCGACTGTCTAACAAAAACAGTCCTTCAGAGCCCAACAGCTATTTTGTAGATCGTCAGTCTGACGTACTGAACTTCTGGATTTGGCTAACTCCCGACGTATTTACTTCATCCCAAGGAACAGTCCATGTCGTTATACAAAACCAGGCTACCGCTCTCACTCAACTCACTGACTCCACAGGCTTTCCTCCTGAATGGACACTTGCACTTATCTGGGGCCTTGCCGACGAGAAGTGTACCGGTGCACCTTCAGACGTCCAACAGCGCTGTAAAGAACGTGCCGCCTATTACAAAGAACTTCTCGAAGCCTGGGACGTAGAAGACGCTTCCACAACCTTCACTCCCGACGCTCGTGGTCTTTACTATAACTCGAGATTTACCTAGTGCCGTACGAGATTCCAACCCGCTGGCCTTTGGTTGAAACGATTTCGACTCGTGATAACACGCTGTTGAAAGACGCGCGGTTGATCAACGCAATCGCTGAATTCAATCCTCAGACCAAACAGTATTCTGTCAGAAAACGGCCTGGAGTCGGTGTTAACGCGCTGAACAACATACCTAACGGAACTTCCCAGGGCATCTACGGCTTTGACAACTCGATCGTTCAACTAACCGGCGGTCGAGCTTATCGTAACGGAATACTCTTAGGCTCAATTGGCTCTGGCGTAGGAACTAATGGTCTTTACAATTTCCGCGCTACGACTTCCGACGCAGACGTTCTAATGTTTGCACAGCCGAACAATGGCTATTACCTTCAGAGCTTCGTCCTCAACAAGATCACAGATCCAAACTACCCTGGAATTACAGTTCCCGGCGTTGCCTATCAAAACGGTCGGTTCTACGTAATGGATTCTGCTGGAAGAATCACTGGCTCTAGAAACCTCGATGATCCTTCACAATGGGATCCTCTCAACGTTATCGTTGCCCAACAGCAAGCAGGCATAGGCATTGGCCTGGCGATGCAATTGTCTTACATCGTCGCGCTGAAAGCTAACAGTACAGAAGTCTTTTGGGATTCTGGTCAAACTGCAACTGCCGATGGAACGGGTTCTACGCTTCAACCGATTCCAGGCAATACAATTCCCTATGGTTGTTACGACGCAGGTTCAATCCAGGAGTTCGACGGTGTTATAATCTGGATGACTTCGAATCTCTCAGGCGCTCAACAGATCGGTCGGATGGACATGCTTCAGTTCCAGATCGTCTCCACACCGCCGGTTGAGCGACTGTTGAAAGGCGCTTCCTACGGTGTAACTCGATCTATGGCGCTAAAGACCGGCGGTCACCGGTACTATGTACTTCAACTAGGCTCGTCTTTCGGAACTATATTCGTACCGATTACTCTGGTCTACGACCTAGACCAGAACCTTTGGTACGTCTGGACGGATACAACAGGTCTTTCCGCCTGGCCACACTACAGTTGTGCTTCAGTCCAATTCGCTTCTCCAATGTCGACTTACGTACAGCACAACAATGGTCAGATTTATCCAATCGACGCTGACTACGTAATTCCTACCGACCATGGATCGTCCTTCCCAGTCGACATTTATACCCCTAACTACGATGCAGACATAGATAGGGAAAAGTACATGCCGGCGCTGTATTTTGACCAGGACATGTACCTGGGATCTCTCGCAGAAGTTCGTTGGTCAGACGACGATTACCAGAGTTGGGTCAATCCACAGACTGTTGATTTTTCCGAGAGAAAGCCGATGATTACCGACCTAGGCTCTTTCTACCGCCGAGCCTTCCACATTCGCCACAATGCACCGACTCCAATGCGCATTAAGTCGATGGGCATGTCAATGGGACTGGGGTCACTATGAGCCAACCTTATCCGGATCCGCCGATGACTACGCCTGTAGAATTGGGCAGTACTAAGACTATGAATGTCCAGTGGTCTAAGTGGCTCCAGGGTCTTTGTGCTATTGTCAACAAGCTTTCCGTCGGTCAAAACATTTCTGGTACTTTCACTACTCTCGACGGCAAAACCATTACTATCACCAACGGTGTAGTTTCAAAAATTCAGTGAGGCACTTATGGATGATATGGAAACAGTCACTGTTGAAAGCGATTTTACAGGTGGTGATGACTCTTGGTTGACAGGATTCACCCCATCGTTGGATAATATAGGCGTTGATCCTGTTATAGAAGACCCCAGTTTATTCAACGTCGGAGACGTTAATGTTAATCCTTCTGTCAGTAGTGGCTTAAGTGGAGGAATTGGAGGATCCATTTCTTCTATCCTCGGAGCCTTGGGCGGTGCTCGAGGTATTTTATCTGACGCTTCCGGCCTCGCCGGCCTTCTTGCAGCGCACGGTATGCAGGGGCTGGCCAATCAGATCGGTCGGGAGTCAAATCCGTTTGGAGCTTATCGTGATCAGTACGCAAAAGAGCTTCAAACCCTTATGGCAGATCCCTCGTCGATATCGAAAGACCCAGGCTTCACAGGTTCGCGGGACCAGGCGCTACAGCAAGTCGAAAAGCTAATGGCAGCCCAGGGCTACAAGGGCTCTGGCAACATGGGAGCAGCACTTTATGACAGAGCAAACAACTTTCAACTCGACTACCTTAATAATAAAGAAAATCAGCTCGCTCAGCTCGCAGGCGCAGGCATTGCACCGAACTATTCAGGAGCTGTCAGCGCTCAAGGTGCAGCTGCAGGACTTGAATCCTCGGGACTCGCAGCTCTGGGCGCTGGGCTTGGATATGCTTTACCAGCAACTGGAGTCATCGGTGGAGGCGCTGCGGCTGGAACGCCAGGAGCTAGTAAACCAGGGGGTTTTAGCTCCGCTGGCGGGGAAGCCGCCGCAGCCATCGGCTTAGCGAATACAGGTATTAATTTGGCGAACTCGGGGAGTAAGTTAGTTGGAAACGGACCACTTATATCTAAAGCCAACGGTACCATTGGCGGGACAATTGGCGAAGCGGCTCTCGGACTTGGCGTTTATCAAGGGATTCAACAAGGCGGAGTTGCAGGGTATACTGGAGCAGCAACTGACGCAGCTATGCTCGGATCCAAACTGGGCCTCGTTTCTTCCGGCGTCGGAACAGCTGCTGGCTATGTTGCAGCACCGCTTGCAGTTTATAATTTTGGAAAGAACTGGAAATCAGGCGCAGGTGGAGCGGACGCTTTGAGTGGTGCATCCGCTGGCGCAGCGATTGGTACAGCGATTATGCCTGGGATAGGTACAGCGATCGGAGCGATCGGCGGTGCGATAGTTGGAGGTATTTCCAGCCTCGCAGGACCCGGGAAGAAAGATCCTGAGACACAGATGTGGGACAAGTATCTCCCCGCCGCGATGAAACAGCCTGATATTTATAAACAGGTTGATAATCCCTTTATCATGATGGCTGGACTGTTTGATGAAAAGTCTTCGACTCTGCCGATGTACCAACAGTACGGTCGGATGGGTGAGAATAAGTTTACTGTCGATATGACTCAGAAGATTAAACAGGCAGTTGATTCTGGACAGGTTGACTCTAAGGACCCCGACGCTGTTTACAACAAGGTCGTTGCTCCTTGGATTGACTCGATGAAGGGTGGTTGGTCAAAGGTCGGTCCTGAGTATACACAAGCAACTCAGGGACTGTTGAAACAGATGACGACGCAGTATTTAAATGGATCTTATAAACAGAACTGGAAGGCCGTCGGTGGCCAGTACGCTTTCACTGGTGGAAGCCAGGGCAACATTGCTCCGCTCGGTGTGACCTCTACACCTCAACAACCGACCAAGAGCCCTATGCCAGTCGGCATGGGCCAGATGTTCTCCAGCCTAGCCATGGGGCTATCGAATAAGTTTGGAGGGTTACAGCATGCCTGATATATTCGGTGCTCCAGTCGGCATCATGGCGGTTGATCAGGATCAAAGAGATCAAGCGCAAACGATGATGACTCTAGCACAGGGTGCACAGAAGCTTCAGATGGGACAAATGGAGTTGCAGAAACAAACCGCCTTGATGCAGAGGTTGAGCCAACGACAGCCAGGAATTCAAAATCTCTCGGGCGGTGCCTCAGGATTCTCAGGTGCTACCAGTCACGACTTGTCCTCTGACTTAATGGCCTATGCACAGGACGCACTGGATACTGGAAATGTTGAGGAAGCAACGAAGGCAGCAAACACTGCTACAGACATACAGAAAAACAATTCCTCAATGCAAAAAGCTACGTTTGACACCAACGTCAAGCGATTGAACATCATGGGCACTCTAATGGATGGTGTCTACGATCAGGCGACTTGGCAACGAGCTAACGCTGAATACCAAGCTGAAATGGGCGAGCCTTCACCTTATGCGAAATACCAGTTCAATCCCGACTTAGTTCAGAAGATAAAGAACGGCGTGGTGTCTGCGAAAGACAAGGCTTACATTTCGAATCAAGAATCTCAGACTAAACTTCATGGTGTTCAAGCGCAGAAAGACCGCTACGACATGGCTAAGATTGCTGCGGAGACTCAAAAAATAAAGGATCAGGATGCACTAATCCGTAAGAACGGCGGTAAGCCACCGACGAATATGGAGCTTGAACCTGTTACTGACATGATCTCTGCAGACTACGGCAAGGCGGTGACGAAGGAACAAGCTCGAACACTAGCGCGACCGATCTATGATCGAGCTAAAGAACTTATCAACGACGAGGGTCTTCAGCCTCAAGAAGCTGTTAACAGAGCCTTTGCAGAAGCAAAACAGTCTGGTGGGCTGAGAAACATTGAGCCTGAGAAAAAGCCAAAAGACCAGGCAGCGTCGATCATCGAAGATCTTAGAGGACAAATTGCTTCAGCTCGCGCTGCTAGAGGAACAGGTAGAGGTCTTAACAAGATGATTCGCCGACTGCCTATCACTGGAGTCGGTGGTTACGTCCGGCGGTTTGACGAAACCATAGCACAGAACGTTTGGGACTCTGAAGAAGATGGCGCTAAACAGTTTC